TCGAGGTTGGCCATGTGCTGGAAGACCTGGCCGTGCGCTGGCTGCGCATGGCGGGCTTCGAGCTGCACAAGCAGAAGGCCAACGGCGGCCAGTTCGGGTTCTCGGTGGCGGGCGGCCGGATCAAGGGGCACATCGACGGGATCATCACGGAGGCACCGCCAGAACTGGGCCTGTCGTTCCCGATGCTCTTCGAGTGCAAAACCATGGCTGACAAGCACTGGAAGGCCTGCGCCAAGTCTGGCGTGGCGCTCACCAAGCCAGTCTATGCCGCGCAGATGGCGACCTACCAGGCCTACGTGGAAAGCACGGTCGAAGGCATCAGCCGCAACCCGGCGCTCTTCACCGCCATCAACAAGGACACGCAGGAGCTTTGGTTCGAGTTGGTGCCCTTCGATGCCGCACTGGCGCAGAAGATGTCCGACCGGGCGGTGCGGGTGATCCAGGCGACTGAAGCTGGTGAGCTCTTGCCGCGCGCCTTCGCCGAGGCCAGCCACTTCGAGTGCAAGTTCTGCGGCTATGCGCAGCGTTGCTGGGGAGGTGCGCAATGAGCACACCTATCCAGTTTCAATGCAGGGCTGCGAGGGCTGCCTCGGGGGCTTTGTCGAGCACCTTAAGCAGTGCCTTGGCTGCGCCCGTAGGGCTGCGCTTTCCCTGTTCCCAGTTGCGTATGGTGTCAATGGATACATCAATGCATTGTGAGAACTCGGCTTGGCTTAGGCCAAGGCGCCGGCGCACTCGACGTGCATACCTTGCAGCATCTTGCATGGCCTCGGCTTCATCTTCTGCGATATGCCGTGCGATGTCCTCTTCAGTGGTGGCATCGACTCGGGCCTCGTCAATACGGCCAGAAGTTAGGAATGCAGGGTCGGCCGGATCAATCTTCATACGTACTGTCTTCATAACGTCTGATCTCCCGTTGATTGGCCTTGTGGGCCGAAGTGATGCGAATGGTGCCGTCACGCGGTGTGTACGCGACCACATACAGACGCCCCTTGATCATGCCGGTCAGCCGAAAGCGCTCTTCATCATAGTCGCGCCGATCATCGATTGCGATGATTCGGTTTGGATCAAGGAAGGCCTTCGCTGCATAGGCAAAGTCAAACCCCCGCTTTTGCAAGCAGGCATCACTCTTGATCTCATCCCACTCGAAATTCATGCGGTGAGTATAGTTCATTGGGCCACTCCCGGCAAGTTGGGAGGTGCGCAATGAGCACAGCTTCCAAGCGCGCCAGCGCACGCAAGAGCTACCGCACCGAGTGGGTGGATCGCTGGACGCCACCCAAACCCCTGGTCGGGCTGCAGCCAATCGAGAAGGTGCTCAACCGGCACACTTTCCTGGTCTACCCCGAAACGCGGCTGGTGGTAGCGATGATCGCCCGCGTCATTCACGACAGCCTCAGTCTTTCCAACCGGCGGATGCGGCGCGAGGCGAGGCGCTTTCTGCTCGGGGACGACCTCACGCTTTGGTGCGACCTGGTCGGGCTGCATCCGGACTTCGTGCGTTTCGTCGCCCGCAAGGTCGGCTACCTCGCCGACGAGAAGGCGCATTGGGAAAAAGTACCAGTGAGGGTGCCGATCAAGGTGCCGGTCCTGCCGCTACCGACTGAGCCGGTGGTCAGCGCCAGCAGCGCGCCCGTGCATTCCATCACCTGCCATGCCCACAACCATCTGCCACAGGGAGGACTGATCCATGCTTGATTTCAATTCGGTGCCGCCGGTGGCTACCCCCACTGGAGGTGATCTCAAGGCACAACGCGACGCCATCCGTGCCGATCTGCTGGCGCGGCTGGAATCAGTGCTGATGACGCTGCTGCCAGTTGGCAAGAAGCGTGGCCAGAAATACCTGGTCGGCGACGTGCTGGGCAGCCCTGGCGAGAGCCTGGAGGTCTCGCTCAAGGGCGAAACGGCTGGCTTGTGGCACGACCATGCCGAAGGCGTTGGCGGTGACATCTTCGATCTGATCGCCGCCCACCATGGGCTCGACACCCAGGCGGACTTCGCCCGGGTGCTGGAGATCGCCGGGCAACTGGTCGGTCGGGCCGCGAGCCTGCCGAAGCGCAAGAAGGCAGAAGCGCCGGTCGATGAGTTGGGGCCGGCCACGGCCAAGTGGGACTACCTGGATGCCGCCGGCAACCTGCTCGCCTGCGTGTATCGCTACGACCCGGCACCTGGCCGCAAGGAGTTCCGCCCCTGGGATGCCAAGCGCCGCAAGATGGCGCCGCCCGACCCGCGCCCGCTCTACAACCAGCCGGGGGTCGTTGCTGCGGAGCAGGTGATCCTGGTCGAGGGCGAGAAGTGTGCGCAGGCTTTGATCGAGGCAGGCATCGTGGCGACCACCGCGATGCACGGTGCCAACGCGCCGGTCGACAAAACCGACTGGTCACCGCTCTCTGGCAAAGCCGTGCTCATTTGGCCGGATCGGGACAAGCCGGGATTCGGCTATGCCGAGGCCGCCTCGCAAGCGGTGCTCATGGCAGGGGCCACCTCCTGCGCCATTCTGCTGCCACCGGACGCCAAGCCGGAAGGTTGGGATGCGGCGGATGCATTGGGTGAAGGCTTCGATGTGGCGGGTTTCATTGCCTCCGGCCCGCGCATCACGGTGCAGCCCTTCGACGATGACCAGGCGCCATCGGATCACTTCGATGCTGCCGACCATAACGATACCCACGACAGCGATGCCACGGTCTGGGGCACCGAGGATGCACTGGCGGTGAGTTTCACCCGCCGCTACCAGCGCGACTGGCGCTACATCGCGGCCTGGGGCAAATGGCTGATGTGGGATGGGCAGCGCTGGCGGGCCGAAGAGACCTTGGCGGCGACCGACCTCATCCGTCACGTCTGTCGCCATGCAGCAGTCCGCGCAGACAGCAGCAAGGTCGCGGCCAAGCTCGCCGCGAGCAGCACCGTGGGTGGTGTCGAACGCCTGGCCCGCACCGACCGCCGGCACGCGGCGACTACCGATGAGTGGGATGCCGACATCTGGCTCATCAACACGCCTGGGGGTGTCGTCGATCTGCGCACCGGCCGGATGCGCCCGCACGACCGCGCCGACCGGATGACCAAGATCGCTTCGGCCACCCTGATGCCGGGCAGCATCTGCCCGACCTGGATGCGGTTTCTGGAGCAGGTCACCGGCGGCGATGCCGAGCTGCAGGCCTACCTGCAGCGGATGTTCGGCTACTGCCTGACCGGGGCGACCAGTGAGCACGCCTTGTTCTTCCTCTACGGCACCGGCGCCAACGGCAAGTCGGTGTTCGTGAACACGCTGTTCACGCTGCTCGGGGACTACGCCGCCAACGCGCCCATGGACACCTTCATGGAAACGCGCGGGGATCGGCATCCCACCGATCTTGCCGGGCTGCGCGGTTCTCGCTTCGTGGGTGCGACCGAGACCGAACAGGGACGGCGCTGGAACGAGTCGAAGATCAAGGAGATCACCGGTGGTGACCGGGTGTCCGCCCGCTTCATGCGACAGGACTTCTTTACCTATGTGCCGCAGTTCAAGTTGGTGATCGCCGGCAATCACAAACCGGCCATTCGCAACATTGACGAGGCGATGAAACGGCGCCTGCATCTGGTGCCTTTCACCTTGACTATCCCCGAAGAAAAGCGCGACCGCACGCTGCCGGCACGGCTGCTCAAGGAGGGCGACGGCATCCTGGCCTGGGCGCTGGAAGGTTGTCTGGCCTGGCAAGCCCATGGTCTGCGTCAGCCCAAGTGCGTGGCCGATGCCACCGATGAGTATTTCGATGAGGAAGACACCATCGGCGAATTCCTCGAAGAGGAGTGCCAACAGCACCCGCAGGCCCGCGAGGCGGTGGCGGACGTGTTCGAGCGCTGGCGCCAGCGTGCCGAGAAGCGCAGCGAATACATCGGTACCAGCCGCTGGCTCGTGCAGCAACTGCTGCGCCGGGGATTCCAGCGTGGGCGTACCTCATCCGGCGCGAAGGCGATCTTGGGTTTGTCGCTCAAACCCAAGGACTACGGCGCCCGTTTGCCTTACCGCGATGACTGAAAACAGAGATTTGCAACTTATTGATTTTGAACAGA